TGAGTATAACTAGATGCACCAGCAGCTTTAACAGAAACTTTAACATCAGCATCTCTTAAGTATGGAAAGTAATTAGTGACTACTTGTACTTCACCAGCTTGGTTAGTAAGAGTTTGTTCATTACCAGTAGCTGTGAAGTTAGTTATCGTGAATGATGTTGTAGCCATAATTATCTACTTGGTAGTAATAGTTCGGATGTATCGTATTTCTTTTGCCGTCTTTCTAATGTCTTAATATCTTCTTCTTGAATTAAATCAATTACTACATCTTCTTTACGTATATTCAACCAAGCTTGTTGTCTTGCATCATCAAATAAATCTCCTATAATAATATTATGATAGTAATCACCTGGTTCGTAATCACCTCTATTCCCTTTTTCTATATCTTTTTTCATTTCTGCTATAGAAGCAAGGATTCTTTTATTCCTACTTAATTTATTTAATTGATGTTCTAAGTTAAGATCACCTATAGCTTTTTGGAACATTGATCTAATTTCTGGAGAATTAGTTAAATCATATCCATCAGGAGAATAGTATGTAGATAAACGTAAATCATAGCCACTATTAAATAAGAGCTGTCTACCTGGACTAGATTCTAAATTGAAATTAACTGGTATTACAGCATTCCACATTCTAGTCATAGGATCATGCTCTTTAATAGGTTTACCGTTAAGTAAATCATATTTAATAGGTAATTCATTATCAGCTATATGCTCACTAATTAAGTTCCTATTTCTTAAAGCATCTGCTATTCCAGAATTTAATTCTCTAGTGTAAGGTGTTATTATTTTACCAATTTCATTCCTTAATCCAGCTAAAGGTACTTGGTTATTCATTAGACCTGCTAATATTCTATTACCTTGACCTGGCCTACCTCCAAATAAATCTACAAATTGCTGTAATCCAGCTAAATAAGATTTACTTGCTATTGATTGACCGACAACTAAAGCTATCTTTTGCAATTCTCTTTCTGTCCATTCTTCTCCCATAAGTTGACTAGCATCACCTACATCAGCAATAGTAGACATTATTTGATTGAATGGTTCAAATGCATCATAACCTACATAAACATCTGTAAATGGTAATTTAACAGTTCTAGTCTTATAACCAGCATCTATCCAACCTTGTCTCTTTTGTCTATCTGCAGGACCATTACCAGTCATATCTCCTCGTAACCAAGCCCAAGATGCTAAACTAACAACAGCAGAACCAATAGCTAATCTTCCAGTTTGTAATGCCTTAGCATTCATTAATTCAGCTTCATTTGTAATACCATATTTAACTAAATCTTTTATATCAGATTTTGTTGCAAAGGCTACATCATTGAATTCTTTAACTAAGAAGTTAAAACCAGGTGTATGTTTAGCTGTTAATTGTAATCCATTAATACCAGTTCTAGCGAATAAGAAGAAAGGTTTAGCCCATGGATTAGCTTGGAATACTTGGTTTAATCCAGATACAAAGCCAGTTAATTCTTGTGTAAGGGTTACTTCTTTACGAGCAAATTCAGTAGCTTTATCTATTATATTGCCGTTAGCATCAAAGATATCTCTATAGAAATCTTCTTCAAATACTTTAATAAGATCTGGAGTTATTTCTGTATAAGCAGTGAGAACACCTTTTGCTTTAGCATCCATAGCAGATCTAAATGCTTTTTCTCTCATCTTAGCTCTACCTAAAAGATACGCAAAAGTATCATCTATAGAAGCCATTATTCTAGTACCAGCACTGAAGAAACTATTATCATTAATAGCTCTAGCCATATTAGCCATACTAAAAGCTATCTTATCTCCTACAGTAGCTCTACCACTTTCTTCTACCCATTTCCTCATTAATTCCCAGTTACCATCGCCTCTATTAAATTCAGCAAATCTTGATTTAATTGTAGATAGATCTCCCTTCCAATATGAATTTAATCTAGACTTAAATAGATCAAAAGATTCTGGTATAGTTTCCATCATAGCATTTAAAGATGCTAATCCAGCTCTTATTGTAGTTGAATCACCGTCAAATGGATATCTAAGAGCAGCTCCTAGTGTTGTAGCAAAAGGTCTCATGAAGGTTGCAGTCGAAGTACCCATTAAAGCCCTTAAAGGTGTTTTAGGACCACTTAGAATACTGTTTACCATCATACCTTCTAGTTCTTTTATCAGTACACCAGTCTGTTTCTTACCACCAATTTCTCCTCCTTTGATTACTTTCCTAGCCCATGCATCAAAGTCATCTAAATTATTGACTTCTTTCATTTGGGAGAAAGCTTCAAATAAAGCATTCAATAAGTTTTCATCTGGATCATCTTTAGCTATTTGTAAGATAGACATAATAGAATCTCTAGTATCTGCCATATCTTTAGCTAGAGTTTCTTGTAAATATCTACGTTTACCAGCTCCTAATTCTCTGAAGTTTTGTGATTTAACTATTCTAGCTCTTTTAGCTTCTGTTAAAGCAGTTAGCATAGTATCCATAATCTGATCTGCAGGACCGTCAATATCCATTAGATCTGCAAAATCAGCTATCTCTCTACCAGCTATACCTAAATCTCTTAATTGCCTTAGCAATGAACCAACAACTAAATCAACTACTACTACATTTTTACTAGTAATAGTAACGATTTCATCTGGTGTTCCTTTACTATATACATCGGAACTTTCAAAGATTTCCATTAGGTATTCTTCAGCTGACATATCAACTGCATTTCTACCTTGAGTAATGCGTTGATGAGCTGCAATAGAATCACCGAAAACATCTACTAGTCTTTGTCTACTAGCTTTAATACTCTCTACAATCTTCTGGTATTTTTCACTAGATGTATATCTTTGTAATACATCTTCTACCATCTCTTCACTGATATCAGCTTCTCTAGCTATACGTTCTCTTTGTATAGGTGTAGTTACAGAAGCTGTTGATCCATCTTCAGCTCCCCATTCATTTCTTATTCTTTTCTGTTGTTCCCAAACCACAAAAGGATCATCTTGTGATATATGGGCAGCTTGATGTGAATCAGCTACAGTTTTGTTTTTACTACCACGGAATCCAAACTCATTCCTTCTTAGTTCTTGTACACCTTTTCTATTAGTTTGGATATCTACACTTTTTTGTCTATTAGATATTTGAGTTTTTACAGCTTTTGATCCCTTACCTAATAATAAAGAAGCTGAATCAAAAACCATACCAATACCTATTCCTTCTGCTATATTCTTAAATTTCATCCAGATAGGATGATCTGTATCTTTAGTGCTTATAGGTGTGTCTATTAATCCATAACGATCTCTAAGCATACCTAATGCGTTATGACCATCTGATTCTTTAGATATTAAATCTGAGACAGCACCAACACCAGCAGCTCTAATAAGACTACTAGTACCAGCCCATGCTCCTGCTAGACCTACTCTTCCTAAAGTAGCTTTAGCAGTAGGTATGATAGCAGCAGCTAAGGTACCGAAGTGAACAGTACCTTCTAATAATTGACCCCACCATGTTTTAGTTATGATAGGGTTATCGTAGTTTTCAAAAGGGTCCCATTCGGGTCTATAATAACCTTTCTCTCTTCTTTCTCTAGACATCTCTCCTGATAGTGCATCGACTGTACGTTCAGGAAAAGTTGTTACTGAAGAGAGTGTTTTCTGTACACCACCATGGATCGCTGAAGACACTTCTTTAGCAACAGCACCAGTACCCCACTTTTCAGCGTTTCTTGGATCATCTTGTTCAGCTATAGACTGTTCTTCTTGTGCTTGTACTCCTTCTATTTCAGTTTGCCTTCTTTGATTTTCTTCAAGAATAGACGAATATTCATCTATATTTTCTTGTAAGATTTCTGGATCTAATTCTAAAGATAGTTCCTGTGATTCTGGTTCCATATTACCTTAGTAAATTGTTTATTCAGTTTCATTAATTAGCATTTTTATTTGTTCAGGTGGTATACTAAACCAATCTTGAGTTCCAAATGTTGATGTTAAATCATCAAAATCTTGTTGAATTATATTTGAAAGTGGATTGGGATCTGCTACTAACGCTCCATAGCTATTAGACTTGTTAGCTTTTATTCTAGCTATTCTACGTTTTAATTCTCCTTGGAGTTTTTCATCAAATTTTTGGTCTAAAAAGCCATTACGTATTTCTTCCTGTGATACTACATTTGTTATATCTTCTTTCATCAATCCATATAAACCTAAGTTATCAAGATTTTTTGTAGCAGCTTCATTCAATGCATCATGTAAAGTCATTTCAGAAAGATTAGCTTTTGGCACGTGATCTGAAAATGGATTTCTTGGTTTATATGCATTAGGATCATCATTTACTTTAACACTATCAAAGAATCCAGCATTATCTAATAATTCCCAACTAGCTCTATATGTTCTACCAGGAGTATTATCAAAAGTTAATAATCTAGCTGTAGATAAAGGCATATTGTCTAATACTTTATTTTGTAAGACTACTCCTTTTTCTTTTAACTCTATAGAATCTTTTAAATTATCATCTTGTTCTACTGCTTGAAGTATTTTTAATCTACGTAATGCAATTTCTCCAGGCATTAGATCTTTAAATAAATCTATTTGTCTATAGTATTGAGGAAATTCACCTACACCTACTGCCCATCTTTTTAAGTCATTAAAATACCTTTGCTCACCTGGTAGAAAATCTTTTTGATCTAATAATGTTAGTTTAGCATCTGCTGTTGCAGCTGATTGTATATATGTTTTACCTGATGCAAAATCATTTATTCTTTGTTTAACATCTTCATAACCAGTAGGTATTGGGTTATTTTTGTAGGTATCATAACGATCTGCAATATATGTATTAGCTTGTTGTGAAGCAACTAATGCACCTTCTTTAGGATAAATTTCATTAAATTTCCTTATCCAATCATCTTGTCCTTGTTTAAATATCCACTTGAATAATTTACCATTTGGCTGTCCTTCTTTACCTATTTCTGTTTGAGATATACGACCTGCAATTTCAGAATACCAAAAGCTTTCTTTACTATCTTCTATAGGACTATACATAGATTTAAAGGTAGGTTTATGTATACCTCCAGTACTTGGTGAGCCTTCAGCACCATCAGCACCACCTACAGCTTTATAATATTGATTCTTATAATATGTAGGTAATTGATTAAATAACTCATCATCAATAGGAGCATTTCTTTTTGACATGTCTATTAATCTATCTACAGTTGTAGAATGTTCAGGTCCATCTAGTCTAGTCATACCTGTTTTAAACTGCTCAAAAAGTTCATGGTAAGGTGTTATAAATACACTTTTTGAATGTTCTTTAATTAACTCTGTTAATCTTGTAGCTCTCCATTCACTTAATTCTTCTGGTGTTTTATCTTCTAATTGTTCAAACTCTTTTTCTGATTGTTCAATAGCATTTCTTAACTCATTTGTAACTGTAACTTTTTCTCGTTGAGCAGCTTGTGAACTTAATGTTATTTTTCTACCTTTTAACCATTTAGTTAATCTATTGTCTATAGAACTTAATTTTACTTCTTTTCCTTGGAATACTGTATTTGAATTCAGTAACTTTTCATAAGTTTTATAAGTAAATAGACCCTGATCTTCTAAATATTCTATATCTGATTGTAGTTGAAATAATGCTTGTGAAGTATTTTTTACACCATCGAAGTTTTGATGTTTAGTTAAATAATTACTTACAGCTAGACTAGGGTTTGTATCTATATCATCTAGAAAATCAGTAGCTCTAGCTGCTTTATATCTTGCTCTTGTGTTAGCTAAAAATGTACGTGATGCCTGGTTTCTATAGTTATCATGATTCGTAAGAAATCTTTTAAAATATAAGGTTTGATTTTTATGACTTAAATTTTTAAAGCTTTCTATACCATATTTTGCTGATAAAAATTTTTCCATGTATTGCTCAACTTCACCGAAATTACCACTTTCCATAGCTAACATAGCTTGGCCCTCACCTGCAAACCTAATATAATCTTCATCAGCACGTCTTGTAACGTCTCTACCAGTATTATTATACTTTTGTTTCAGAGCACTACTATTAGCTAGACCCTCTTGAAATTTTCCTACAACAACTGGATCATTTTTACTATCTTGAATTTGAGTTGTTATTTGTGTAGTTAATTCAAGGTTTTTCTTGTCATTATCAGAACTTTCTATAGTAGTCTTATCAGAACTTACTGTAGTAGGTTTAGTATTACTAGGTTGTACTGATGCCGCCGCTTTATCTCTTTCGTGTTGATCTCTACGATCTTTGGTGTATTTACCCTCTTCTCTTTTTTCTTTCCAAGCATCTAGATTCTTCTTTAGTTTAGGTAAACCAGATATAATATTTTGTAATTGATTTAATTGTCTTTGAGTTTCTTTACTTCTAAATACAGCATAATTAGCTCTATCTTGTGATAAAACTTTATTATCCTTTTTCATTTCTTCAATTAATTTACTCTGAGCATCAACTAAAGAATAAGTCTGATTTGGATAATTTGTAGTATTAAATTTAAAGGAATCCATTACCCTATAACCTCCATGTCTACATCAATTTGACTGTAATCTACAGTTAAATAATCTTCACGTATACCTACAGCCATAGGATTCTTTTTAACAACATCCTGAGCCATAGCTCCACGGTAACGAGTATCATCACCTTTATAATTAAATTCATATATCTTATAACCATCAGGAGATATACCAACTTCTTCGATATTATCTTTAAGTTTAATATCTGATCCTGCACCAAAGGCTGCAATAGTACTAGCTGTTTGTAATCCAAACTGAGCTGCATTCAAAAGTTGACCCATTGTATCTTTAGGAGGCATCATAACAGCTTGACCAAATTGAGGTACTAATCCTAATCTAGCTCTATTCTTTTTCAAGAATTGTTGATGTCTTAACTCAGCTCCTCTTGAAGCTTGAGCTATTCCAACAGTACCGAATTCATACAGTTTTCTATCTAACTCTGCTTTCTCAGCTAATAGTTGAGCAGCTTGTGCTCTACCAGCAGTTCTAGAACTACCACCTTCATCAACAAAAGCTCCGCTGAATTCTTTTCTAGATATTGCTTCCTTTCCAACTAGAGCTTCACCTCTAAGTCTTGTATATGCTTGTTGTATATCACTCATGTCTCTACTGTAACCAGTAGCAGCCATTTCTTTTCCAATTACATAATCAGTTTCTTGATTCCAATACTTAATACTATTTTGTTTGAAATCATATATTTTTTGTTGTTGTCTGGCACGTGCTTGTTCTCTTGCACCAGCATTAGGATCTGCACACACGGCATC